GCCAACGACACGCCGTACCAGTCACCGTTCTCGCGCAGGCAGGCGTTCAACGCAGCCGACGGGGTTTCGGTGCTGACCGCTGCGGCCAGTTGCACATTGCCCTTTACGGCGATAGCGACGGCCTGGTCGGTCTGGCTGGCGGTCACGGCAACGTCGGCGCCCGTTGCGGTAGCGGTCACCGGCGCATCGGTGTCGGCGATGGCGGCGGCCAGCGCGGTGGCGATCGTCTGCGGGGTGCTCTCGGCCAGACCCGACACGTTCACGTCCACCTTTTGCACGGCGCCAGCGGCATCACGCCACGACAGCGAGACGGCGTAGTCGGCCACGGCGGCGCGCGTCACGGAAATACGCGACGCATCCACTTGACGGCGGCCCACGAAAACGCGAGCGACAGTCGGGATCTGTTTGAAGGCATCGCGCACGGCGATGTACAGAGGATCGTTCGGCGACATGCCCAGATCCAGCAGTTCGCCCGGCTCGGTCACCACCAAGACGCGGTTGACGGCCAGCGCATGCGCGCCAAGGATCAGGATGTCAGAGAAGTTCTGCTCCTTGATCGCCGTGGTGTTCAGCGAGATCGCCACATTGACGATCCGGTCGATTTTTGCCATTTGCGGCTCCAAAAAAAAAGCCGCCCAAGGGCGGCGGGACTGCGTTAAGAAGACCTGGGGCGCTACATCGCCTTCTCGGTCTCCGCGGAAAAAGAGGTTTCCAGGGCAGGCATGAGCCCACCCGTCGTGGTGATCGTGCCGGTCACGGTTTCGATGACGCCGACCACATCGGTATAGGTCTGCGCGTAACGGATGCCGAGTTCCAGCACGCCCAGCCGCTCACTGGACGCGCCCGCGTTTTCGCGCGGCACGCGTTCAATGCGGCCGGCTTCAAACACGGCCAGGCCCAGCGCTTCGGCCTGTTCCTCGTAAACGGGATGGCGCAAGGTCAGGCCCATTTTGTCGAGCGCGGCGTAGGCGGCGGCGCCCACGCTGCGCAGCTCGACGGTCGCATCGCGGTGGTCATGCACAGGCTGATTGCCATCGTCGTCAACCGGCCCGGCTTCAGCGGGGCCTGCCTGTACCCAACGCACCGCCATCGCGATGTAGGGCGGTTGCGGACTGGATTGCGCGTCGTCGGCCGAGACCACGGGCACACCGCCCGCAGCGGCCGTCACCAACGTAAGAATTGCGTTATCGGGCGTCATGGAAGTCCGGTTTCAGGTCTGAAAAAAACAAAGCCCGCGAACCGTTTAGGTTGGCGGGCTGCATTTCGTGTGGGCGCAATGGCCCGGAGCTATTGTCTCAAATCCGGTCCCAAATGGGCACGGTTTTTATGAAGTGCGTGTCCCAATTCCGCCCATGCGTAGGTTGCAGACTTGGTGTTGCCGCCACAGCGCTGCACATGCCCCGCATCCAGCAAATGGTCGAGCACGCGGCGCGCGCCACGCCGCATGGCTTCTTGCGAGGCGGGCGCCAACGGAATGCCTCGGCTGACATGCCGCAGGATCTCGGCCATTCTGAATTCGCGTCCCGGATACGCCGCCAGCAGATCAATGACTTCGTGCGCGTACTTCATTTGAATGCCCTCAAAACCTGTTGCTTGAAACTGCCCAACGCCACCTTGTAGTAAGGCAGCGTGATACCGATGACGCGGCAGGCCTTGTCCTGACGCAGATGCGCGGGCAGATCGCCGTAGTCGGCGCGCCGCGTGTATTCGGCTTGCACCACACGCCGCTCAGCCAGCGGCAGCGCTTCATACAAGGCGTCCACCCGGCGCGCCCGTTCATGGTTCACCGGAATTCGCACGGGCTCATCGTCATCGTCGTGGCCGGGCTGCGGCGGAAACTCGCACAGGTCCGGCGTTTCTTGCGCCATGCGGCGTGGCCCCGGCCAATCCCCTTCCCACTGCGACCGCGCCCAATTCCGAATTTCGTCTTCCACCCAACGTGGCATCCCTGCTTCCATTTCCAACCTCGTCCCTGTTGTGTTTTGGCCATCACGCGCGCGGCGTTCAATGACGGCGCTGTGGTTCATGTGCGCTCCGGATTGGCGCTGTGCTTGGCATGCGTCAACATCTCGGCGATGGCCTTGGTTGGATGCCCGCCCAGCGCGATGCGCGCTTCCCATTTCTCGATCCATTCGCGATGCGAGCGGCTGCGCGGCTCCAGCAGCTTTCCCGCCCCCATCTTCTTCAGCGCCGCTTCGGCCTGCGCGCGCGTGGCCATCGTCTGACCTGGCGCCGGCAACGCTGCGCGCGGCGCAGGGATGTCGGGCCATGCGCCTTTGCTTAATTCCTCGGCCAGCGTCCGTTCCCAACGCGCTTTGATCGCGCCGTAATTGCTGTTCAGCAGATCCACGGTGCTCACGCCCACCGCGGCCCAGTACACGGCGGGATGCGACCAGTTGCCGATCTCGCCACGGCGCCGCGCCGACACGCCGCGCACGGCTTCGTGATAGGCGACCTCGGGCGTCAGCCATGGGCAGCACAGCTTCAAGAATTCCGGCAGCGTGGGTGGCCACTCGCGGGTCAGGCAGGCGGTCAGCCCGCGCCTGACATGCGATTCGCTCAAGCCCGCCAGCTTCTGATTCCACGAGTCCTTCAACTCACGCGGCGTCAGGCCTTCCCACTGCTGCGCGAACTTCGCGCCGTACAGCAGATGCATTTCATTGACGACCAGCGCGCCCAGGCCGGCCGACGCTTCAGCGACTTGCATCGATCACTCCCATGTCAATCTCGCTGCGCGCACGGCCTTCGGCCAGCACGCTGCGCAGTTCGGACGACCAATCCGCCCGTTGCCGGGCGCGTGTGGACGGCGCTTCCCGCTGAGCGCTGCGTGGCGGGAACAAGCCCTGATATCCGCTGGCGATGCTATGGGCGATGACGGCGCGGGGTGCGATGCCCTCGGCCTGGTAGCCCGCAAGCTGTTGCAGCTGCCGGCGCGCGCCCTCTTCCGTGATCGGCTTCTTGCGCGCTTTGCGGTCAGCAACCCAGCTGACCCAGTCTTCACGATCCAGCCAGGCGGGCAATGCAATGGCCGACGCATCGAAGCCGGAAGCCCGCTTGCCACGCGTGGTGGAGGGTTCTTCCTGGCTCTTGGTTCCTGGTTCTGGTTCCTGGTTAGTTGGCGCGGTGTTCAACGGCTGTTGAACGCTTGGGTCTAGGACACCTACGCCCGGGCCCTCTTCCTTATCGCGGCGTTGCGCCTGCCGCGCCCGCTTCGCCGCGCTCGCCTTGCCGGCCGCAGACTTCGCTTCTTTGTTGCCGTGATAGCGGGCGATCTCGGCATCGCAGCGCGCGTGGCGCCAGCCGTGCTCCGTGTCCGTGAAGAATTCATTCAGCACCTGGAAAACGGCGGCCTGCTCTTCGTCGGAGCGTGCGATCAACAGCCGGCACAACTTGTCGACGTCGCGAGACAAGGGGGCTTCGGTGTCGTAATAGAGTTCGATCAAATCGCGATAAACGCTGCGTTCGATGCGCGTGAGATGCCGGGTTGCGCTGTTGAAATCGCCGATGTGATGGGGGTAATAGTTCATTGCTCCTTTGTCCCTTCGGCCAGCTCCGGCCAGATTCGAATGCAATCGGCGGGACGCAGGTCGCGCCGGGTCACCACGCCGTTCGTGGCCTGCTCGATCTAGGCGCAGTGCTTGACCGGGACCGGCCTGCGGCCCGTGCGCCACTGGTAGACCAGCGCGGGGGATACGCCCACGCGACGGGCGAGCGCCGCAGCGCTCAGCGCGTCATCCCCGTCGAAATAATCATGTAGATTCATCACTAAAACTATAGCGATGCTACAGCTTATAAGCAAGCCATGCTATAGTTTTATTTGAATAGCATTGCTATATGAAAATGTGGACGATTGAAGAGGAAGCCGCCGCCCTGCGCGCACGCTTTGAAGGCGTGAACCGCGCGGCATTCGCTCGCGACCACAATGTGAAGGGCGGCCAGGCGATGATTTATCAGCACATCACGGGCCGCCGTCCCATCGGGATCGAAGCCGCGATGGCCTATGCCGAAGGTTTCGGCTGCACACTGGCGGCAATCAGCCCACGCTTGGCCGCCGAAGCCAAAAAGGCGGCATCGCTGTCGACCGCCGCGCCCCTGGCGGCGCCTTCCGCCGACACCGCTTGGCCGTTTCCGTCGGTCCCCGCGTCGCTCATCAAAGGCTTGGCCGACGATCAGCTCAAACGCCTGGAAGGCGCATTGCTCTTGGCGCTGGG